TCATAACATACCACGAAAGGAGCGGCTTGACAATGCCAATCCTTGATGGCGAACACATCGGACGGCCCGATCCGCAGGACAAACCGCTTGATATGGTCGCGGTCTGCGCCTGCGGATGCCGGCAGCGGATATTTTTCGGCGACGAAGGCGTTTGGGAATACGACGGAGACCTGTTTGCCTCGGCCGAATGCTTTGCCCGGTGGTCGGGCGCTGAAAGGATGGATGCCAAATGGTCATAAGGGGTGGCTACCGTGCAAGCGATACGGCTCGTTAATACCAAAGACATGTCCTACGATGACTGGCTTGAATGGCGCAGAAAGGGCATCGGCGGCAGTGATGTCGCCGCTATCTGCGGCATGAGCCGGTATAAATCCCCGATGGCGGTTTATCTGGACAAAATCGGGGAACTTCCGCCGGTCGAAGACAACCCCAAAATGCTCGCTGGCCGCAAGCTAGAACCTCTTATCGCGGACTGGTTCGCAGAGGACACCGGATACAAAGTCTGGCGCCAAAACGCGATCTTCATGCATCCCCAATATCCGTTCATGTTGGCGAATATCGACCGCTGGCTGCCAGGCCAGAACGCCGGCCTGGAATGCAAGAACACGTCGGAATATTCACGACACGACTGGGAAGGCACGCAAGCCCCTACAGAATACATTCTCCAATGCAATCACTACATGGCCGTGACCGGCGCGGACCGTTGGTTTATAGCCGTCCTCATTGGGGGGTGGGACTTCCAGTGGCGCGTAATCGAGCGGGACGAGGAGCTTATTAAAAACCTCATTGAAGTTGAGCGAGGGTTCTGGGAGGAACACATCCTCGCCAAGAATCCTCCCGCCTTCTTCCACCAGGACACCGACCTTATTAAAGAAGTATACGGGACATCAACGGCCGGTGGACGTGTCGATTTACCAGAATCCATGTACGACGACATACAGGGCTTGTATGCTGCCCGGGCTACCATAGCGGAGGCCGAGCGCAAGAAGGAAACCCACGAAAACCGGATCAAAGGTTTCATGAAGGACGCAGAGTTGGCCTATTTCCAAGACGAATTGAAGTTCACTTGGAAGGCGAACAAGAAAGGCGTCCGGCAATTCAAGGTTATCGGAGGCGAAGAATGATGGCTCAAAACAGAACAGTGGATCAATCAGCTATATCGCAACAACTTAGCAGCAGGGCTGGGTCTAAAGCCGAGAACTTTAACGCGGTCATCAAGAAGGAATTGGCTGACAACTTTCCGGCTATCAAATCCATTGTCCCGAAGCACATGACGCCGGAGCGATTGGCCCGTATTACGCTCACGGCAATTAGCCGCACACCGAAACTTGCCGAATGTACGCCGGCCTCCATCGTTGGTGCCGTGATGAACTGCGCGACGCTTGGACTTGAGCCGAACCTTATCGGCCACGCCTACCTCGTGCCCTTTTGGAACAGCAAAGCCAAGGTCATGGAGTGCCAATTTCAAATTGGCTACAAAGGATACCTCGACTTGATTCGCCGCACCGGGGACGTATCCAAGGTCTTCGCTGAAACAGTCTATGAAAACGACCTCTTCGTGTACGTAAAAGGCGAAGACAAGCGAATGCTGCATATTCCATTCGACCAGCTCCATCTCCTCGAAAACTTCGTACCGCGCAAAGAAGGCGGATTTTTGGACCTTATGCTCGAGGCGGCTATCGCGGAGATTAAAAAGCGGGATCCCCGCGATCAAGGGAAGCCGGTCCGTTACTATTCCGCCTATCGCCTCAAAGACGGATCGTTCGACTTCGTGACGATGACGTACGAGCAAGTTTTGGCCCACGCTAAGCGCTTTTCAAAAAACAAGGACAAACAAACCGGAGAATTGACGGGGACATGGGTCGATCACTTCGACGCCATGGCGAAAAAGACGTGCATCAAGGAAATGGCAAAGCTCATGCCGATCAGCATCGAAATCCAGGAGAAGCTTACGACGGACGAAGCTATCCTGAAACTCCGGAAAGACAACGGCATCGAATCGGACAGCATCTTCGATGTCGACTATCGAGTCGTCGAAGATGAAGAACCGCAGCAGGAGGATGGTGCGAATGCTGAATAAAGCAGTTTTGATCGGACGCCTGACCAAGGACCCAGAACTCCGCTATACCCCTTCCGGCGTCGCCCACGCACAATTCACTCTTGCGATTGACCGCCCGTTTTCCCGCGATCAGGGAGAACGCGAAGCAGATTTCATCCCGATCGTAACGTGGCGCCAGTTAGCTGAAGCATGCGCCAACTATTTGCGAAAGGGCCGTCTGGCCGCCGTGGAGGGCCGCATTCAGGTGCGCAACTACGAGAACAACGAAGGCCGGCGGGTATACGTAACGGAAGTCGTGGCGGAGAATGTGCGGTTTTTGGAGCCACGAGACGGACGATCCACTACCGGCTCCGGCAGCACAGGCGACAAAGGAAGGCATGACCCCTTCGCGGATGATGGACATCCGATAGACATATCGGACGATGATCTACCGTTTTAAGGGTGATCGCAATGCCGATCGGTGACTACAATCCGGTCCCCAAGCCCAAGCATAAGCGCCGCAGCAAGACCGCCAAACAGCGCGGCCAAGTCACAAAAGCCGTATATGCCGCGGCTTGGGAGCGCGCTGGCGGCCGTTGTGAGCGTTGTGGGCGGTATCATGGGCAAGTCTGGACATTGGAAGCCGCACACGTCGAACGGCGTTGGAGATTTGGACAGGAGGGCGTCAAGGCAGAGGATATCGTGATCCTCTGCGGCCCCTCCACCGATTCCCGGACGTGCCACCATTGGGCGGATTATACCCGGGAAGGCCGGGAGTGGCTGCTTCGAAAACGGGAGGAATTTCTGTCAAGAAAGGAGTCACAGACAATTAGGCGGTGAAGCCATGGGATTTATTGCTATCGACCGAGACATTGAAAATCACTGGATATATAAGGACGCCGAGTATTTCAAGGTCTGGTTCGAAATTCTTCTGCGCACAAGATTTTCACAGGAGCCGGAAAAAATCTTGGTCGGAGGACAGTTCATAAACGTCGAATATGGTCAATTTGTTTATGGCCGGGTTAGTTGGAGTGAACGCTTGGGCATTAGCGAGCAACGACTGAGAACCTTGTTTAAGAGATTGCAAGACGACGACATGATCGAAGTCGTTCAGCGGCTCCCCAAGCTTACGATCTATTCCGTCAAAAACTATTCAAAATATAACCAGCAACCCAACCAACAAACCAACCAGCAGAAAGACCAAGAGAGACAAGGGATTTCTGACGATGCCAACCATCAAACCAACAGCATATCAACCGCCAATCAACCAGCAACTAACCATCAACCAACCAGCAATCAACCACATAATAACAAGGAAATAAAGAAACAAAGAAACAAGGTTATTAAAAATAATTATGCAGAATTCGTCACCTTAACGGATTCGGAATACGAAAAGCTGGTTGCTGAGCATGGGGAACAAGCCGTGAAAGAAATGATCGAAATCCTAAATTCCTACAAAGCAGCATCGGGCAGGAAATACAAGTCGGATTACCACACTATGACCGGCAGGGGCTGGGTGTTGGAGAAATATCGCAAGGAATCGTTCAAGGTTTTGAATCGACAACCCAGCAGTCAGCAGCATTCGCAATATCAACGAACCAAAAGCCGACTACAGCAACTGTACGAGGAGGCGATGATCGGTGAATCGAGCGGAGGTTATTAAACTCATAACAATCCTTTCGATCAACTACCGTAATTGGCCCGGCGAAGACAAGGAAGAAGATACGGTCTTGTTGTGGGAATCGATGCTCGCTGACATGTCGTTCGAAATCGGGCAGGCTGCTGTCAAAATGCACATTAGCCGATCTGTGTACCCTCCAACCATCGCAGACATTCGAGACGCAGCTGCTACCATAACGGCCCCCAAAACGATCGAAGCAATCGAAGCATGGGATATGATCACCGATGCCATTCGGAAGTATGGCTTCTATCGCGAAACCGAAGCAATGGAATCTTTGCCCGAGGACGTTGCGCAAATGGCAAAACGATTTGGCTGGCGGGAATTGTGCCTAAGTGAGAACGTCGATACGCTTCGAGCGCAATTTCGAATGGCGTGGGAAACACAAGCTAAGAGGCAGCGAGAAGATCGGCTGATTCCGCACGAGGTTAAGGCGCTTATCGAATCATCTGGAATTATCAGGAGGTTAGAAGGATGACGCGAGAAGAGATCATTGCCGAAATGGTTCGGGTGGCCGAAGCCCTCGAACGTCCCGGGCTCAAACCGGAACAGATTATTCGGGGTGAAAAGCGGTATGCCGAACTCAACGCCCTTCTGGACGAGCTGATGGCCCGTGAGAAGGCCGCCAACGATAGACCGGCACAAATACCGTCGGAAGATTCTGAAACGCCTGAAAACGGCTCACTGGAGCCCACAGACCCAGCCCAAAAACACCTTGCAAAGATATGGGACACATTGGGCGGCCGGAGAAAAAAGTGAGGTAGTCAAATGCCAACGCAGGGGCAAAGGGACAACTTTTATCGCAGACAGGCCATTGAGGTATGGGAGAGTTTTACTCCATACTTGAGAACAAAACTGGATGCAGTTGATTACATGCTCCGCCAAATCGTCAGCGAGATGCGGGCAAGCCGGGCGACGAGCGAAGTGATTGCAGATTATCTGCCGGCGGCATTCGCGGAGCTTTGGACGGAAGTAGCAAAAAACAATGACTTAAAACTCGGGAGGGCAAGAGAATGGGACGCTATGTTGGTATCGACCCGTCGACAAAAACGGGGATCGTCATCCTCGACCGGGATGGACGTTTAATCGACGCCGAAGAAATAACGGCCAAGGGCACGGACCCGGGCCGCATGCTCGACATCATCGATAACACGGTCGAGCAGTTGGAGCCCAACGACATCGTCGCAATCGAAGGGTTTGCATACGGGGCCAAAGGTAACGCCGTTAGCACGCAATACGGCATTGGATGGGGGATGCGAATGGCACTCTTTAGCCGCGGGATTCGGTATGACGATGTTGCGCCGGCCGCGCTAAAAAAATTTGTTGGCGCTAAAGGCAACGCCAAAAAGGACGAGCTGGCCGTCCACATCTACAAGCGGTGGGGCTATGAACACCCCTCTGACAACGTCCGTGATGCCTTTGTATTGGCTCAAATTGCACGGGCGGTAGATTATACCCGGCGAGGCGTTAGCGTCGATCTGACGGCCTATCAAGAGGCTGTGGTGAGGTCTATCATTTCACCGCCCAGCAAGAGAAAACGGGGAGCGTGAGCGAAATGGCAGAGCAAGGCGAACAAATCATCCTGTGGCCGGAGCTGGGGCCGGCCGAAACGGACGGCGATGAAGAATGAACTGGAAGCAAGCAACTCGCGCACAACTATGTGAGATCGCCTTTAACGATGCCGGCGCGCCTCTCAAATACAAAATAGCCGCGGCTGAAGAGATCAAGCGCCGCAATCGCGAGAAATACCCGATCATCAACTACCGGGAAAAGAAGGTGTACCCGAAATGAGCCTAAACAGCGATGTCAAAGTATGGGTCCTCACACCCGAGCAAATGGCCGCCTACAAGCCCGGGATGGACTTGGGAGAGCCGCACCGGATTGAGAAGGCCAGGGGGATCATCTCCCTAGTAAACAGCGAAAAACACCGGCGGCGGATTGCGAACGGAGTAAAAACCAGGACCAAGGGACGGACGCTGATTAACGCGCACCTATACAAAAAAGATCGTGCGGCCGGCATGAGCGATCGGGAAATCGCTGAAAAATACAAGATCAAGTTGAGTACGCTGCGGCATTATCAGGCTTTGTGGCGCAAGAAGGAGTCGGTAAGGATATGAACAACAATACGCAAGAGTATATCGACTTCCTAAAATCCAAAATATACATCGCACCTGAAACGGGTTTCGATATCTCTCCTGATTC